CCTCCGGCTCGAAGCCCATGAAAATACAACCTGCAAACGTGCTCACGTCAGTACCCACAGTGTACGTCACTGTCCCCGCTTCGCCTACCTGATTGTTCAGCGTCGTGACAGCAGACAGCAAAGCGTTCTGCGAATTGTATCCGCGAAACTGCATCCATGCACTCAGGTTTCTGCCGCTGAGTCTGCCAATCAAATGATATTCGCCAGTCAGACCAAAAAACCGCTGGACTGATTCCATCAGTTCCCACGGCGTCGGATTGATCGTCCCGTGCAGGTTTGCCCCTGTTGTCATTGTGGACATGGCAATCGTCATGGGGCAAACTCCGCTGGCAATGGTGCCTCTTTGGGACGTGCTGGCGGTGCCTGCACCTTTACCGGCTGCCGTTGCAAGTTTGCCTGCTCTTGTGCCAGTTGCCGAATGGCCTCTATGGCTGCCTGCAATTGTGCTCGGTCCTCGGGTGCTACGGCTGCGCCAACCGGCACTCCGATTCCCGGCAATCGCGCCTGTTGCTGCACTGCCTGCAGGGCCTCGATCAGTACTGGCCCCATTGCTTTTTTCGATTCTTGCGCCACTGCGATCACTGTGTCTACTTCAGCCCTGCGGAGCACATCAAACCCGCTCAGGTTTGCATTATTTATGGCTTGATTGAACCGTTCAAGCATCTGACCTTCCAGTGCCCGGACCGGATCTTGAATGCGCGACACTTCCAGCTGTGCCTGCGCCTGATTCGCCGCCTGTGTCAGCTTCGTGTTTTCGCCAATCACTTTGGACAGATTTTCGAACTCGACCTGCCCGCCTGCCAGTCCCGTAATCAGGCCCCGCGATTTCGCTTCCAGTTCCTCGACGGCTTTGCCGCCCAGCACCAGTTGCCGAATAGCCACTTGACCTTCGCTCATCTCCACCGTGGACATGAACTGCCGACCGATTTCCGGCTGTGCCCGCATGGCTTTCAGCCGATCGTCCAGTGTGTTCAGTGCATTGAATGCGTCGGCCTGCTCTTTCGTGATTTTGCTGATGCTGCCGTCATCCAGCTTTACCTGCGTTTTTGCCTGGAACGCATCCATCTTGCCCATCAACTGACGGACCGCTGTACCTGTGACAGCCATTCTCGGATCTGCCAGCATCTGCGACATGGTAGACGCAAGCTCCAGCGTCTTCTCTGCGCCGAGTGCTGCAATGCGTTCCCCCTGCGTGTTGGCTGCGGCCAATGCCGTGCTCATGTTGTTGATGGATTGCGCCAGATCCTCACCACGGGCTGCTGCCTGAAACTGCGACAACTGCCCCAGTGCCGCCGTGAAATCTCGGTTGCCTGTGGTTGCCGCAAGTGACAGCATGCCCGACATGATCGGCTGAGCCTTGCCCACGTCGCCTGCTGTCATCTTCAGCGTTGCAGCGGACAGCTTCAAGGCCTCATCCAGATCCGCGGCACCGCCGGAAATCGCAGACGAAAACAACTGTGCCAGTCCGGCTGGCGTGACACCGAGAGACTCGGCATTCTGCAGGATCATCTGGCGGGCTTGTGGGACGTTTGCGGCCCCGATATTTAACGCCATGTCCGCAACAGATTGCTCGAAGGTTCGCGTGCTTCCTGCGGCCTCCATTCGCAGCCGCTGGCCCTTCTCCAACTCGGCAACAATTGCAGTGACAGCAGCCTGAAATGACACCATACCCGCCACGAGTTGCGTGACCTTGCCAATCCCCGCAGACAGCATGCCGCTTGTGGCTTGTCCTGCAGATTGAATCTCAGTCTTCATGCCCGCCATTGATGCCCGCAGCGCATCGACTTTCTTTTTCTGCGCCTCGAAGTCGGCAGTCCCAAGCGTCAGTTTCTTCAACGCTGCTTCGGCTTGCTTCAGCTCCTGCTCAAGTGCGTTGTACGATCCCGCTGCCGCGTCTGCCGCCTTTTCGCTGGTTCGCGCGACCTTCTCCAGCTGCTTTTCCTGCCGGTCGAATTTGCCCTCAAGACGGTCCAGAACCTGAACCATCTTGTTTGCTGTGGCAATCCATTCGACCTCAATGCGTTCATCCGCCATCTGGCACCCGCGACAGTCCGAGAGTTGTCAAAAACAGGTCCAGAATTTTATCCTTGCCAACCCACAAATCCAGTGCTACGGCAACCTCTGGCGTGATGCGATAATTGATCTGCAGCAGCTTCAGCAGCCAATTGATTTGAGCTGACGGCTCATTGCGAAACACGATCGACCGCAGCCCGAATTCTTCCATGTATGTCTGCCGCAATTGCTCGGCTTCATCGCACACCCACGAGAACTGCCGCACGACCTCCCACCGCATACTGCCATCATCGGCATACACCGCCCGCGCGTCAATCGTCGTCGGGGTCGGCAGCTTCCACCTCTGCCCGCCCAACTCCACCAACGGCCCCGCCTGCGTGTAATGCCTTCGCAGCTCGTTTTCCTTTGGTGGCTGGCCAGTCCAGAGTCCCACGTAGTAACGCGGTTTGCCGTGCTCATCCCGCAGGACTGACGGGTGCCATTCCTGCCCGTCTGCGTCATAGTGAAATCGAGGCTGTGCAGGTGACGGCCACCCGATTTGCAGCCCTGTTCCACCATGCGGCCCCGCCATGTTGGGCAGCACGTCGTGACCAGTCAGCAGGCTGGATAGCCCGCTGATCCGGGCGCAGTGCTCCAGCGTTGCTGGTGTGGCTTCGGGAATGTGCAGCATGAAATGCATCGAAGGCCCCTCACGGAATCGCCACGCTCGTGCTGGATGTCAGAACCTTGCCGTGCAGCGTGATCGTAGCAGACCCGTCATCGTTGTTGCTGATGCTGATGTTGTTCGTGTCCGTCAGCCCAGCCGCAAACGTGAAGCGGATGTTGTCCGTCGACGCAGAATACACGCCGCTGTCTGCACGCCTGCGAAGGTAGACGTTTGCCGATGTCATTGCAGTCCAGTCGCCAACCGTGGAAGCAATCGTGGCGAATCGGTTCACCGTGATTTCCATCGTTGGCATCACGGCCTTGATGCTGGCCTGTGTCGGCCACACTGCGCCCGCACCCAATGGCGGTTTCGTGACCTCAATTCCCGGCGTGATCCTGACGCCCTGCACGCCTGCCAGAAGCGTTCCGTTGATGTAGGCCGGTCCCAATGCAAACTCCGCATTGAAGGTCTGCGCGGTCAGTGCCTGACTGCTGCCATCGTCGCAGCCCTTCGTCAATCCATCTGTGCTCAACCAATGCAGGTCACACTGTGCCGTTGCGTGGTCTGCGTCCTGCGTGCACTCGATTGTTGTGGGCACCAGCAGCCCCTTCGAACCCGTCAGGCAATAGTGGTTCGATCCGCTGGCGAATAACCCGCCGTCGCTGCGTTGCTTCAGCTCCAGCGTGATCGTGCTCGCGGAGACAAACGCACCACTGTTGACGAATGCCGCGCTGTTCAGTGCCAGCAGTGCGGCCAGGTCCCCGCTGGTGATGCTGGTGATTTCACCGGCGGCCTTGCCCGAAACCTGCGACACCACAGCACCGCCGGACACCATGGCCTTCCGGTGTTCCTGATTCGTGCGATGATCGGCATTTGTGATTTGCCGAATGGTAGCCGCACCAAAAACAAAATCTGCCAGAGTGAAAATCGACATGTCAACGGACCCTTCGTTTGCGTTTGCGTGAATACTCTGGCGACTTTGCCGCCTTCTTGTACATGCGTGCCATCATCAACCGATCTTCAGAAATCTCGGCTTTTGTCAGCACCGCGATTTCCCGTTTCTGCCAGCTTGCCAACCGTCGATTTTGCTTTGCCGACAGCTTCGCTCTGGCCTTTGGATTCATCTTCGCGAACTCGTCCGGGTCGATGAATTTGTTGAGCCTTGCCGACATCACCAACCGGCTGCCGTATTGTGTCGCCGTGACTTTTTTTCGCAAGCTCCTGTACAGCGTCCCTGTGCGATAATTTGGCCTGTTGTGTCCGAACCTTCGCTTCTTGTAAGCGTCGTATTTTGAACCGCGTTTTCGTGCCCCGTATCGGCTGTAAGCCTGTTCCTCAAAATGCAGCTTCACTCGCTTGTCTGCGTGATTCTCTGCGACTGTCCTGTTGATTTCCCGCATGATTCGGGCGTGCAATCGTGCGGTCAGGTTTGCCCGCTCAATTTGCAGCTCGATTTTCAGCATCAGACAACATCCACCACAAGACCCAACGTGAACCGCCAATCGTGCCGCCCGTCGTTGTCTTCGGGATTGATCAGTCCCGGCCTCAATGGCATGGTCAACGTTCGCAGCATCAATTGACCCGATCCATTCACACCTGCGTTGATGCCTGCCAGTATCGCACTGGCCTGCGTCCACGCATATCGGTATTCATCCTGAAACGTCACCCGCTCCGTTTCCGGTACACTAATTTCGAACACTGCCTCAACTGTCACACGTCCGCGACTCGTTGCCATCCAGTCAAACGTTGTCGGGTTCACGTCCAGCCAGCACAGCGGGCTTGTGTCTTCCTCTGATGTGGCCTCCACGCCTCCCAGATAGATCCGCTGTGCTGCCTCTGCTGAAGTCGCAACACCGCAAACCGACTGCCATGCCGCAAGACCTGCCAGCATGGTTCGCGTGTTGTCCAACAGTCCGAGAATGTCGAGTGCACTCATATGTCAGCCGCCCTCACGGGCTTTGCCCCGCGTGTTTCGGGGATGGTTTGCGTGAGCCTGACAATGACCGCCCCGTTTTGCTTTTGGTCGATTGCCTCAACCTGTGCAAGATCCTCGCCGATCCGGAATGCGTCCCTGACTGTGACCACAACATCGGACGACAGGAGCAGCTCGCCGCGTCTTTTCGTCGCTCTGCCTCTGTCGTCCATTTCTGTTGTTGCGTACCACGTCACAATGCCCGTCAGTCGCTTCTGATTCGATGATTCGCCGTTGACGTACTGACGGACCTCAACAGCGAAATCGTCGCCGTTCAGAAACACGCCAGACACGTCAGCGGAAATCATGTCAGACAACGACATCAGGCACCGTATCCGTAACCGAAGGCGACTTCCACCAGTGCAACCGTGATTGCCGGAACGCCAGTTCCAGAAGCCTTCTGGATCTGAATCAGCGGCTGCACATTCTGCCCGGTCGCGGCTGCGCTCATGTCAAACGTGGTGCTGGATGCAACACGTTCGCCTTCGATGTAAAACCGCACGTCCTTCAGACCGTTCGTGAAGTCGATGATGAAAGTCTTGTACACGGCGGCCAGCGTCTGCCCGGTCGCCTTGTCATCGTTGTCGGTTGTCGCATCATCGGTTTCCACAACCACGTTCGACGTGCTCGCAGATCCCTCAATACGGAACCAAGCGTTGTACGCCACGCTGTCCGGGGTATCGTTGCGGGCAGATGCCAGCCCGAAAACAATCGTGCTCACCGAATCAACGGCAGCAACCTTCGCGACGAACTTGGCATACTTCAACTGCCGCAGGTCATACGGCAGCACGTCATTGAAAAACAGACAGACGTTCTCGGCTTCGCTGGTGGCAGCCAACGTCAGGGCAGCCGCTCCGCCGTCCTCAGTGACGCACAGATACGTTGGCGTGCCAGCTGAGCTGGTGTCGGCAATGGTCCATCCGTTCTGTCCAGGCGTGCTCGTGAAAGACTGTGCCCGGTCGAACAGATCCACAAACTGCTTCGTTCCTCTGGTGATCATCTCATTCCCTTTCGCTATTGACGAAAAGAGACTCGCAAAAATGCGGGTGGAATCACGCGATTCCCCCGCGTCAAATTAGCCGTTGCCTATCAGGCCCCGGCGTGCTTCTGAACGCCGCGATGATTCAGGGCTTTGGCCCCGACTGACTGCAACACATAGTAGGTCATCGACAGCTTTTCTTCACTCAACACCGACCGAATCTGCGGCACTTCCTGACCCTGCAGGAATGTGACCTCAACCGTGTCAACTCGGTTCGGTTCTGCGAACAGATAAAAGGCGGTCGCGCTGTCAGCATCCAACAGCGGCTCGATGATTGGCACGAGTCCCGTGTTGATGTTTCGCACCCCGCTGTTATTGCTGCTCGGGTCACTTTCGCTGTTCAGCAACTGCAGGAGCGTTCCACGCAGCGCGGCCGGAAAACAGATGTAGCGCGGCATCAGTGCCAGAATGTCTGGTCCCTGATTGCCTTCCGGCGTGTTCTCGCCCCGCATTGTCATCATGTTCTGCGTCAGCAGATTGATGGCAGTGGTGTAGTTGCTGACAGAACCCGTTTCCAGATTCTTTTGCTTGCGTGCTCCGCTTGCTGCAGAGAACAGAGCGACACCGTCGGACAATGCGGCGTTGCTGGTGATCTGTGACCACGCCACGGCGTTCACCGTGCGGGCTGCCGAATCACCCAAGGCCAGCGGAACCCGAGTCAGGGCGGACATGTCATCGTTCACAATCAACTTGTAGCTGAAATCAACGCCCAACGATCGGCATTCGACCGCGTAGAATTCGCGGGCGTCCGCCATGCTGGCGCGATCCGGATCAGCCGCATCATTCCAGACCGGCAGATTCGGGATGCCGCCAAGACGCAGGCGATGAATCGTCTTGAAGTCGGCCACCGAATCGCCCTGACGCATCGGACCGCGCCACGTTGCAGGTACTTCGGTGTACCCGATCATCATGGACTTGTTGATTGCGTCGAGAGTCAGGTTGGCAAAGCTGCCCGTGGTGTGCAGCGGAACGTCGGTCCGCAGCCCACGAATTCCGGCGATCTGCGGGCCGAACATTGCACACTGTGCAATCTGCTCGCGAGTCAGCCCCAGCGTGTTGATCCCCTGCGCCCGCACAAACTCGGTCGCCATGTCCAGAAGCGTCGCATGCCGGAACGGCTCTGCAGCCTTCCGCTGGTCGTCGCTGACGTATCGCTGCAGCTTCTGCGTGTCGCCGTTCAGGGCAGATCCTGCAGCCCGTGCAATCAGTGTGGACTGCAGATCGGTTCGCAGACGATCAATGCCACTACTGACCATCCGGACGTTGCCGAATGGCAGAGACTCGGCAGCCTTTGCCTTCGCGGTCTGCAGGTGATTGCGGACTGCTGCAATGTCTGCACACTTGCGGGCGTCGTCGAATTCGTACGGCAGGCCAGCCAGTTCGCACAAGGCGCGAACATCGGCTTCAAATGCGTCTCGCTGCGCAGTTGCGTCTGCAATGGCCTTGCGGGTCGCTTCAGCAACCATCGTGGCCAGCGCGGCAGCATCGACTGATGCAGCCTGTGGGGCCTGTGCCTGTCGTTGTTCCGGCTTCTGGTCCGCCAGCTTTCCGGCGTTCTCAATCAACCACCGCTGAGCCTGCTCGTCCGTGTATTCCGCTGGCATGCCACGCGACACCAGCAAAGCGCGAAGTTCCTGATCCATTTCAAACCCCTCATTCTGCGAAAACCTGACCGCTGCCGGATCGAGTCCCCGCAGCTTTGCTTGCGCGTCTGCACCAATGGGAGTCAACGAGACTTCCCGCAGTCGCCACTTCGTCACCACGTTTACCGGCCCCGCAAACTCGCGGCCGGAAATCGTTTTCGTTGTGCCGTCTGGCACATATGTTTTCTTCAGCACCTCGTAACCAACGGACACATCTGTGATGTGCCCATCTCGAACGCTCGCCAGTGCGTCCTCGCCGCTTGCCGACTTGCCAAACACCAGTGTTGCGGTGATGTTGTCGTCATTGACCGTGATGGCTCTGGCACTGCCCAGTTGATCTTTCACGGAGTATCGGTTGTGGCTGTCCAAAAACGGAATCTGCCGGGCCTTCGGAAACTCTGCGCCCTTGCTGAGGAGCACTTCCGGAACCATTTCCATCCGGCTGTAATCCGGCATCAGCACCGGCGTTTCTGTGCTGATCACCGCATCGACACTGCGGGTGTCTTCGCTGAATGTCTTCGCCCGCACTTCCAGAGACCGAAACCCCGGATCTTGCAAGGCTGCTGCTGCCGCGTTAGATCGTCGTGACATGTTGCACCTCGTTTCCTGCCTTGCGTGGCTGCTGCGTGTCTGCTGCTGCGGCGTCAGCGTTTGCCTGTGCCACCGCGATCTGGTCCGCCGTATCGACGCCGAGGATGTTGTTGACCACCTCAGCGGGAATGCCCTTTGCCTCTGCAATCGCGTACAACTCAGCGTTGTCGTTCAAGACATCCCGCCAGTTCACGTTGATTTTCGCGGTCTCCATCTGCAGGCTGCTCAGCCCCGCGTGTATTCGTGCCGCTGCGGCCTCTGCGTCGTCCTTCGGATTGATTGACAACGCCACCGGCCCTTGCCAATTTGCGACTGAGAAACGGCCCGGATCTGCTTGAAACTCTGCTGCTGAAACGATCCCATCAAAGAAATTCGACAGGATGCCCGCACGAATGACGGCCTCATAAATTGGGTGGCAGAATGACGATGCGAACCACTCCTGCACGTCGTGCAACTCCGGCCATGCGTCGTTGTCTGCAGACCGCTCAGAACTGAATGAGCTGTTGCGATAATCACCTGTCACCGTCGAAGACTTAACGCCCGGAAATGCGTTCGCCGTCTGTCGCTGCAGATGCTGCACGAACCCTTCGGGATTCATATTCGGTTGACTCGGTGACAGCAGCTCAAACTTGCCGTCCTTGCCGACGTTCAGCATCATCCCCGGCTGAATCTTTGTGACCGTGTTTCCGTCGCCGTCAGTCAGGTCTGATCCATCAATCGACGATGCCACGGGATTGATTCCAGCCGCCAGCCCAACCCTCGCAGCCCCGGTCGGTTTGCTGTACGTGCCGACGATACAGGCAGCCATCGCGGTTGCCTTGAGCACGTTGTAGTCCAGATCCTCAGTGTTGCGAGTCTTCACCAATGCAGCAGCGAACCACGGTATGCCGCGTAGCTGGTCGATGTCTTCCTCGGAATACAAATGCCCAATCTGATCCACAGTGAAACGCCGGACGTTGCCCGGTTGATTTGCTGAGGCCCATGCGGGCTGAATCCGGACGTGATACGCCACCCGCTCGCCGTCAGCGTTCAGCTCAATTCCCCGGTAAACCGTGTGGCCCTCTGGAATCTCCGGACGCACGATCTCCGATTCATCGGCCAGCCTGCACGCATCAATCATCTGCAGCGTGATCGGTATTGGCAGGTCATGCCGTCGCTGTTTAGTCTGGTCAATTGGCACCAGCCGGTAAAATGTGTCACCGCTGAGGACTGTTGCCCGCAGTGCCAGTTTCTGCAGTTGGGCGAACGTGACACCGCCGCGACCGGGCAGCCCTCGCGAATCGAAACCGCTCTGGATTCGCTGCCACAGCTCTTGAGCCTTCGCGCGGAATTCCACGTTTGGCGTGCCATCGGAATTCATGGCCAGTGATTCCGGCATCATGCCACGTTTTCCGACAACCTTTGCAACGATGGTGCGGACGATCTTGCGGGCGGACGGATTGTCCCGGTACAGATCCCACGACTGTGACCGCAGGGAATCCACCCGGCTGCCGGACACCTGATTCTCTTTGGTGACCGGCTGCGCCAGTGCGTTCAGCCGCGTGACATTTGCAGCTGCATACGGGCCTTTCGGAGTGCCGGTCAACTGTGCAATCTGCTGCAACGATGCACGCGCAGCCATTCGCTTCAGTGCCGCTCCGGGTGCAAGGTAGGAAATCAGCCGGTCCAGTGCGTTCATATGGTCGGCTCCTGCATACTCAGGAGCGTGGCCATGCCGCCGGAACTGGTGTTGCCGTTGCTGATTTCATCCATCAACTGCTGACGGAATGCCTGAAGGTCTTTGAGCTGCGCCATGGCCTTCGCGCGACCGGCCACAGAATAGCTCTGCGCGGTCAGGCAGTTGAGAATCGCCGCATTCGTTGCGGTCAGTAATTCGTTGGCGTCTGTCATGCTGTGCAGTCTTGCCAGCACTCGGACAAATCCGCACTACCAACACTACCAATCAGCGCTCACCGTCCAGAAAAACCTGCCGTGACTCGACCACCACGGACGACAGCACAACACGCACAGACCACGTGTGACCGCACGGCCCCAGGCCTTCCGGCTTCCGACTCTTGCAGCACTTGTAGTACCTGACACTGCCCTGTGTGGAATACGCCACCCCGTAGCCGCCGCGTCCGTTCCAGCACACCGGACAACGACGATACGCCTCAATCTCACGCTCGACGGCCGCCACTGGCTCCGGCTCCGGCGTCTGCTGCAGCTTTGGTGCCTGCTGTCCCTTGCGTGGCTTATTCATTCCATGCCCGCCCGTCCGGTCGTCTCTCGCCTGCATTCAGCACCGCCCTTCTGGTTCTAACTTCGCTTCTCGCTGGAAATCCGCCGTGCTCCTCCGCGTAGCACACCGCCAACGCCAGCCCGTACCGTACAGCATCGCGAAAGTCGTTCGGGATGCCGTCGTCTTTCTTCACCCAAAGCAGTTTCGCGTTCCCCCGATTGTCTACCCTGTCACTGATTGTAGCGTTGCAAAGCTGCTCAAGAAACTCCATATCCCGATCGGCACCGGCGCAAACGCTCAAACTCTCTGCGGTCCCCGGTTCCCGGTCGTCCAGTCTGGCCTGCAGATCCGTTTCCCAGTAGTCTGTCGCCACGGTCAGCAGCATCTGCCCCGCGTGGTCTCCAGACTCAACAGCATTCAGCCTGTGCGGCTTTCCGCCAAGGTCATTGTTGGCCCCTTTGCACGGCACTACACCAGGATGCATGTTGCACCAATCATATGTGGCCTTCGTTGCCCAACCCGAATCCGCCGCCACTGCGTGCACGCTCGTTTCATTGCCCCCGTCTGCGTGTGGATACGTCCGGGACACCGCCTGCTGCCAGACCTCCTCAAGAGTCTGCGTCAGCCCGTAATCAACGACGTGCGACCGCCAATCGTTGCCGTGTGCCATCACCACGTACAGCCGGAATCCGCCTTCTGCTGCCTGCTGGTCGATTGTGACCGTCAGCAATCGCCCCCACTCCGGGACTGTGCCTCTCGGGATCTCAGACCGCAGCCGCTCGCCGATCTTCTCCGGCGTCGTTTTTGTCCTGCGTGCCTCCCATGTTTCGCCCTTGTCCTCATTCACCCACTGCCGCAGCTTTGTCGGGTTTTTGTGCTTCTGGACAAAGTCTGCCGCAATCTGTCCCCAGCCATGAAACAGAGCGTAAAACACGCTGATTTGGCACCCATAATCTGACCCCCAACGGTACGGCTCGCCGCGCAGCCAAGACCGATCATCCGGGGGCAGGTCTCGTGCCTCAATCGCCCGCTCGTGATCGACCTCGCATCCGGCTGGAACCCACACTCCTGACATCATCATCTGCGGCCTGTGCACGTCCTCGATTCGGTCCTCACAATACCGGCAGACATAGTGCGCCGTTTTGCGTGCCAGATCAGCATCTGACTGTCCGGACGGCAGACGGTCAAAGAATACTCCGCCCGGTCGCTGGCCGTCACCAAACTCCAGCACCTGAAACCTTCTGCAGTGCGGACACGGTACGTGGTATCTGTGATTTGTGGACTGCAGTAGCCCCGCCTCGACGTTGCTTTTGCCCCTCACGGATGGCGTTGATTCTAACACAAATTTGCGGTCCGGGAATTCCGCACCACGTTTGCGGAATCGCTCCAGCGGATCGCCTTCCGTGCTGGTTGATTCCTGCACCCATTTGTCGATCTCGTTCCCGTGTCCGACTCGAATCGACTTGTCCGCCAATCGGCTTTTACCGCGCGGCCACGCACCATGACAGACGGACCGTCGGAGCTGAATTCGCGTCTTGCTCTGTCGCTGCTGAATCGGCACCTGATCCCGCAGCCTCGGGCAGTTCTCCAGCATCTTCCAGAACCTGCCGAACACGCCCTTGCAATTGGTTTCGTCCGGCGTCGCGAACATGGTTTCCTCGGGTCGAAGGTCCATGCCACGCATCAGCATTGCCAGCCCGAAATTCGTCTTGAACATACGGGCAGCCCACTGCAGCCAGATTGCCCTGAACTGTATGCTATCGTATGCCCAACAGGGGCCTTGTGGGGCCGTGACCCATGGCACCAGCGTTTCGTCGAACGCTCGCCCTGAGATGTCGTAGAATGAACTGCGCAGCCAATCCGCCGACGACTCCATCACTCGGGGTCGCATCATCTCACGGCAGACTTCCACGCACAGCCTAGTCATCGATCAGATCCCCCAGCCCGTCTGTGAATTCCTTCTGAATGATCCTGATTTCCTGTTCAACGCGGTCCTTCGTTGTGGCCTTCATGTCTGCCGGAACCAATGCCGCAACACGCTCACCAATGCCCTGCAAGCGTGCTGCCAATCGTGACCACAACAGGGACATATCACGCTCGACTTCCTCCCGCTCGATCAGCACTCCCCGCTTCTGTGCGTTCTCCATTGTCCGCCGCTCGTTTACCAGACGGATAGCCTCAACCTCTGCCAGCCGTTTCGCATCCATCGCCCCGCTGTTCTGCAGCTTCGCCAGCCGCCACCGCACCACCTCATTCAGCTGATAGCCTGATTCATTGCCCGGCATGGGTGGCGTTTCTGTCCTCCATTGCTTCACCGTCTGCGTCGCAACCCCGAAAAACTGCGCGACCTCCGCCAGCGTCTTTGCCCTCCATTTGCCGGCCTGCGCCGTTCGGCTTTCCTGTTCGGCAATCAGTTCCTCAATTGCCCGCAGGTCTTGTTCCGACTCAGCCGAGGCGAGCAATTCGGCGAGATAACTCAGTCCGCTTTCGCTCAAGGCTTTCCTCCG